ATTGCAGAGCAATATATCTTTTAAAAACCAAGAGAGAGAAATTCTACATCCTAAGGGAAGAAGGAGTAGGAGGGGGGTTTCTCTGGCTTATCTTTTGAAATTAAACTATATCTCTAGTTTGAAGTTAATTATAAACCCTAAGAATTTAGAATTTTTTTGTTCTAAACCATTTGCTCTCAGAGACGTGAATCCACTATGTCTGCTCTTAGTTTGTTTTCTCAGTTTGAAAGTACTAGGATACGGGGAGTAAACTTAACTGATGACAATCATGTGGTGGGCTTTGATGTTATTAACCTCATTTATGTTGATCTTAGTAGAATGGCACCCAAGGGAAGAGCAATAATGGTTGAACTCCTTTATAAAATTGCATTTGATCCTAGTTATGAAAATTATGTCCGGGTAAGTGCGGTGTTGTCTATCATGCTTTATGAGTTAGCAGTCTCAGATATGGTTCTTCAAGAATTCGCGAAAGAGGCATCCATTACACTTATCTTTACTCAATGCCGTTGGGATGCAAAACTTGGACCGATAATCAGCCGGAACACAAATGATAATATTGGAGAGACCTTTGGTGTGCAGACTGCATTAACTGGAGAACTTGGGAAAATGCGTGCTCCACCAAAGAATGTTGATCCATCTTTTACAGCAGATAGATGTGCTCAACCATGGCTTATTCTCCCAAAAGTGGTAACAAATCCGGACAGAATTTATGAGACATATAACACCAGATTTGCAAGATTCAATCAAGAGAAAGCATTAGACAAAGAAGCTAGATTGGAGCCAGACCATGCTAAGATGCTGACAACTTTAATTAGGTCTAATATAGGATTAAGGAGAGTCCTAGCAAATGTCCTAATTAAAATTGGATCATCTACGAACCATGGGAGTAGACTTGCAGGTTATATAGCTGACATAAACCCATACATTGAAAACCAAGGTATGACTGCTTTTTTCATCACAGTTAACAATGCCATCCAGACTCGAAGTCCCTTAATCATAACGGGTGCATTGAATCAAGACTTGTCAAGATTTAAGGAACTTATGAAATTGCATATGAGACTTGGCAATAGGGCTCCCTATCTTGCCCTCATGGATTCTCCTCTCAAGAATAGATTCGCCCCTGCAGAGTACTCAAACTTATATAGTTTTGCAATTGGATTCGGGATAGAAAATAATCCTACTCTTAAAGATTTTAATCATGCTTCTAGGGTGACAAATCTGAGGTGGGTGGACATGGGCAAGGAAGAGGCGAGAAGACTCTCCGTCAGGATTGCAAAATCTGATGCTGCAGAACATGGTTTTGATGAGGAAGATCTCATGCTGGCCACATCAGGGTGGAACGGTACTCTTCCTGAATCCAAGATTGGGTCAGTCAAATCTATTCCAGAGGACACAATGAAGGATGACATGTTAACAGAACTCATGGCGAGATTCCGTTTCAGTGGTGACTCTGAGAGTGATGATGCCACAGCTGGTAGGACTGGTCCTCCAAGACAGGCAAACCCAAACTCGGATGAAATACAATTATCAGATATTTAACATGATATTAGTTTCTCCACATAAGTTCTGTAAAACAAAAAAAGAGAGAGAAGTTAAATAAATTCTATTTTTCTTCTCTTCTTATTACCTCTTTCTATCCTCATTCTTGTCTAACGAATCAGTTGCAGACAATATCCCCACAAATTTCGACCTGAGATCTATTTTACAATTGAAAGTACAAAATAACAATGAGGATCGGACACGGATTAAGCCCAAGACGATTGAGTGCTCTATCAAGGCAAATTAAGTTTTACCTTAAAGTCCGAACTCCAATGACTATACCATTATCCATAGTCTCATCCTCTAGGACGTTCTCCCCATGGCCCGATTGCGATGGCCTTCAAAAGTGGATAAGAGAGTCTACACACAAAGATCTTTTGAGTGGTGCATACATCATCATGAAGACCACATGGCGAGTAGGAGCACTAGAGAGGACCAGGGTATGCAAAATCCAAGAAATTGAAGTGGATCCAGGGGATGAAGATAGAGTCCAATATGTGAACCTATTGCTTTTGAACTCCTCATATATTCTTGAGGTTCCACTTCCAAATGCTTATAAGACATTTGAGATAGGGTGGCCAGATCCAGATCTTGGCTCTCCCGACATATATGATACAAATCTTGACAATCCTGAGGTGTTAACAGTGGAGATAAAGGATTCATCTGGTGTATCCAAGCTAGAGTTCACTATTGCTGTGGATCACCAATCTCACACCTCTCCAGAATGACTTCTCCGTTTGGGGAAATGCAAGGGATTCAAAACTTCTACTCGAACGAGAATCCAATAAATGATATATCTAGATAACCCCCGAGATTCATTGAAACAACCAGAAGCAAACATGGATAATAAACAACATAAAAACTAGGTTACGCTTCTGGTCAAATATAAAAACCGAGAGAGAAGTGAAGTACTTTATCTGTTACTTAGTATCTAAAATCTTCTGAAATCTGTATTCCTCTCTTTCTTTTCCTATTCCTTCCTCATTTCATCAACTGAGGTTTGGCTAAATCATCCACATTCCCCTCAGTCATGGAGCTGGCTGGAAGTGTTCTAGATGTAAAGACTCAAACTCTCATGGAGGGAATATTAGCTGCAACCAAAGAAGACACTGTCATAAGTGATTGGTCATCTGATATTGACACCGCAATGAAGAACAACTCAGATCCTCAAATACCTGCTTGGGCTTCTGGAGTTAACTACAACATAGACGAGGCGGAAGATGAAAAGCAGGCCTTAGATTGCAAGGATATCAGTGTGGAGGAATATTTGAGGATGCCAAGTGCACCAGAAGCACACGACATACCTGAGGATACAAACAGGTTCTCCACTATATATGAAGTGGATGAAGAATGTGGTGAAAGGGCCATTCTATCCTTAAATGGGGAGGACACCAACGAACCAACAGGGCACATAGAAGGTGAGTCTGGAACAGCAACTCATCAAGGGGAATATACCATAGACTTGGGGCAAATTAACAGAGACATCAAAAACAGCATCCAAACATTCATAGAAACCGGGAAAAGACATCCGGACATTCTGGCGATTAATCCTAAACTCTTTATGCAAAATGCAGCTATAATATGGGGAAATTCTGCAGTCCGAGGAAGAGCAAATATATCTCCGATCTCCTTCATACATTTAAGAAGTGGGATCAGTCACCCAATAAAAAGCTGGTTCTTCCTAGGAATGATGATGGCATCTTTTAATAAGAAAGGAAAACCTACAGGAAGAGCATTTTTCGTACCTCATGAACAAATAATGGCTATATCTCAAAAAGACATGCAGAACTTTAATAAAGTAAAACATATTCTGGATAAGTACAAAGAAGATACAAGACAGTCCAATATCTTTATAGTTGATATCACAAGAGAAATAGTACTAAATGAGAAAATGAAACAGTTTGGAGTGATTAGAAGTTATGCACTTTGTGTTCCTAAATACCACCATCTATTTCCAAGTTCAAGTTTAAATACAATATTTGGGCAAGTTCAAAGTGGTAACATTAGAATGCACATAGGGGAGAGAGAAGTAATTGAAGATCTTAACGCCAAGTGTATAGAGTACAACCTGAGCGATCTCCCTAGCGATGTGCTGAACGGAGAAAGGGAGGAAGACAAGAGCAACAGATATATTCAAGATGACATGGATGAGGATAAAAAGAGAAAGACAAATCCAACTCCAATAACATTGAATGAGCTTAGAAGAGAATTGGACTCCATTTCTCAAAATCAGACACAGTTCCAAGAAATTATCCTTCTTATTCTTAAAAAACAAGAGGAAAGGATAGATAAAATTTCAGAAATATTGGGGGATGTCCTAAGCCTCCAGCAGAAGACGACATCACAAGGAGAGATTTGGCTCGGGGCCAGTATTAAGGCAGCAGAAAAAATCTCTCAATTTGAAGGAAATCAAGAGACATATCAAACCTATCTTTTGACCAAGATTATGATACACTTGAGAGAATCAGAACAGAGAATTATCAAAGAGTTATGCCATTTTAAAACTAATCCTGTGAGACCGGAAATACCGACTCCTAACCTCCTTCTTAGGCGCGCTCTTGAAACAATGACGGAGGAGATGAGCCTTCATCCAAAAGAGAACCTCATCAAATGGAATCCTAAGATAACTGAAATCGTTGAGTCCAAAGATCCTGAGAGAATTAACAAAATGGTCCGTTTCATGATTCAGGAAAGAAACAAGTACTAGTAAGTCTCGATTCCTGCCTCTTAATGGCAAAAGCCAAGAAGCCCCCAAGGACCACACGCACCCAATGGGACCCCAAGCATTCCAATTAAAAAAGAGAGAGAGAAGTTGACGTAAAGGATATTAGACATATAATACAAATTGCTTGTTTTATTGATCCAAATGAGTTTCTCAAAGCTTGGATACATGATAGGAGGTGACTTATCCGCTTTGGTTTCATCAGCACTAAAATTGCCACCGGATGAAGCTATGCTGGTTGGGAAAACGATTCCTCATTACCTTCAAGGTCCGGGTTTGTCAGCCAGCAGATACCCAAGTTGTGAGTTGACCTTATTTGCGGCGAGAATTGGGGTCGACCAAAACAGGCCCATAGCAATTTCCCTAGGATTTTGTAGCCTTCCTGTTACACAAGAATCTATTGACCAGAACTTTGTAGGGCTTAAATTGGTAGCTTTAAGATTTCCAGGTAAACAACAAAGTGTGATTATTAAATCCGATGGTCCTTTATCAGGAAATTCAAATTGGGGAAAGAGAATATCGAAAGGAATAATTATAGAAGAAGCTCATTTCGGATCCTTCTTGTTAGAGGTACCTTATGGGATCCCCCTACTCTTGGAGGTCAAAGGAGGTGTCGTAACAAGGATTCCAGATTCTGAAATTACAAGTATCCCAATGTATCCGTATGGATGCTCCAAGATTACCTCTACTCCAAGAACGCTTGGATTAATGCTTAAAATCATGCTGGGTCCAACCCAAGATAAGAACATTAAGACAAGAGATTTAGTTGTTCCACTCCGTGTTATTGGAAAACCAGTGAATGGCAGTCCAGAAGATGAAATCAATGCAGTCGCATTGGCTCTTAAGGATTCTATCAAGAACATCAGTCTTGGAAGATTGGCTGGATTATGTCTTATTGTGGAGTTGAGGGAAGGTATACATCCAATATTAGCTCCCTTTTTTAAAAAGTTGAGGATAATCATTAGTCCATTAGTTAACTCTCAGTGTGACATCCTAGCTTGGTCTAGAGGAGGATGGATTGAAGTGGACCAAATTAGACCTATACTCTTCTTTGGGAGTGGTTGTGGATTGTTTAGCACAGAATACAGCACGTCTATGACATCTGAGATTAAAGGCTTCAACCCAGAAGGTCGTCCCACGATTGGTGATCCAATATTGGGGGAAAGACCCAAGAAAAAAGAGTCCAATCCGATCACATGGCTTCAAAAGAAATCTTCAAAAAAAGAGTGATTATGAAGACAAAACCTCAGCAAAAGACATAACGAAAACACAACCACAAGCAAAGCCCAAGCCCCTGCACATCTGATACAAAGGCACCAAAAGAAACCAGAAATAACCTCCAGTCATTCACTACCCACTTAAGACGCCAAGGGAACTTTATATCCACCCCAAAATCAAAGCTCTTTTATATAGTCAGCCCTCCCCTAAATGGAGAACCAACACATAATAATTAAAAAAAAGAAAAAGGGGAAAAAAGGAAAGAAAAACAAAAAGGAGCGGAAGAAAAAAGGAAAGAGAGAGAAAGAAAGAGAGAAGAAAAGCACACCCAAACCTCAACTGAAACCCAAGATACTAACCAATCTCCGTGGAGACTCCCCCATGGAGACTCCACAACTGTTTTCCGGGAGAACAGGACATCAGTGGTCAAGAAGATATATTAGATACAATTACTTTCTTACCTTAACTCTTTTGACAGTTATTTTTGCAGATCATCAAGAATTAACTCAAAACAGTGATATCATTGTGTCGACAGTGGCCTTAGAAACTAGGGTAGTGAGTGTGCAAACAGGCTCTTCGTGGTTTCTGTTAAGAGTCAATACAACATTTAAGAATGATGGCCTCACCAGTAGATGCACAAAACTAGGGGAAAATTTTGTGTCTCATGTTAATGAATTCCAAGAGAACATTAAGATTACAGCTTCTTCCCTAATACCCAAGCAGGCAATCCTCGAGGTTAATACCGCTAAAAATCTTGTGTCCGCTTTGACTAGAACAACCAGGTCCAATAGGAGAAAACGCTTAGCTGGAGCGGCAATTGCAGTTGCAGCAGTTGCTATATCAGGAGCAGCCCTAGTTACTGCAGGGATAGCATTAGCCGAGACAAGAACCTTGGCAGCTAGTGTAGATAGTGTAATATCGGGAGCTGAAAAAACTAATGCTGCTTTGAATCAACTCACCCAGACAATGAAGTCATTTACTAAAGAAACACAGGATAACATCTCTACATTGGCAAAAGAAATCTCGGAAGCGAACAAAAGGATTGACTGTTTGGAATATTACACTGAAGTGAAAAATCAATTCTTAGACTTTACGTCCTATAATTATGAAATACTTCAAGCATCTATGTCAAAAAATGGAGGAATACCTCTTAGGTTAATGAAAAGAATTATGGTCCCTAACCCTCAGATGACAGCTCAATCTAACACTATAGAAGAACTTGTTCTCCGGAGAGGGAGGATTAGATTGTTAGCCTATACCAACAGTACTTTAACTTATAGAATAGATGTGCCTCGCTTTGCTTCCATGGGGAAAATCTCACCTTTACTTATCTCTGTAGATGAACCAATCTCACTAATTGGTTCTGGAATCTACACTTCCATTTTATCGGTTGATCTTGGAATAGTCTTATTGGATTGTGAAGAAGATAATATCAGTTACTTATGCTCTTCATCTTCTCCAAGTGATGCAATTGTGAAGAACTGTTTGAAAGATTCAACAGCCGACTGTATCTCAGCTCTTCAAGAATCTGGTGCCAAAAAAGGAAAATACTTCGTATATCAATCCGGTTTTTTGGTTTCACGTTGCTCACAACAAGTATGTACATGTTTAGAGCCTGAAATAAGACGTATATATGTAAGCCATCCACTTTCCAAAGAAACAAGTCAATGCACGCAAGTTAGTATCAAAACTCAAGATCAAACATTTAGACTTTTACTCACGAGTGTGAAAGCGGCAGGCATCATCAATATCCAAGCACCTACCGAAATTAAAAGGAAAACATGGAAAGACATAGGATTAACATTCGGTAAGTACAACACTAAATTTGAAGAAATAGAGGAATTGATTGAGAATAGTAATGGAGACCTAGAGAAGGCCAGAACTTATCTTGTTTTATCTCAAAATCTCAAGGTGGTTGTGATAGTGACAAGTATTGTGATTGCTTTCCTTATCCTGTTTGTTATTTTTATATTAAAAAGGATTTATGATCTTAAAAACAGAGTCACCAAAATTGAGGTGTATCTTGAGAGGTAAAAACGGAAATGAATGACTTTGTTAAGATTTGATGATCAAGTTCTTCACTAAAATATACACTACTCAGAAAGAGTAGATTGTGGACTTTGTATTCAAAGAGTTAAACCCACGAGTCATCCTTCAACAGAGTACGAGAGAACTCCACACTCTTCCCAATTAAAAAATAGGGAGAGGGAGAGAGATTAGGCATACCTAGATCTAGAAGTTCAGATTCTCCTATCTTTGAGCGTGTTGAACAACTCCCAAAAACCTAGTCATTGAAGGCTTGAGAAGAAGGCAAAGAACACAAATCACTTGTTTTTGAATACTTACTGTCTCTAAGTATATGGACAAAGACCCCCTCATCACAAACATTACCTCTTAATTGGATGATTAAATGCCAGGTTGAGATACTCTAAAAATGAAAGAATTGAAGTTAGGGCTGTAGTTATCTATCAGGATCACAGGGTGGCTTATTTTTCAAATATATTGGGTTTTAATAAGAAAATTGAAGGGCATTAAAATGGTGAGGAATAACATAAAGATTGTTGAGGATGATAATTATGTGTTTTATGGAGATGAAAGCACATCTTCTCTTATCATGGATTCCTTCTTGCTTCAAAAAAGGAGAAGGAAGATCAAAATAATACTTAAAGTTATGAGCTGGTCTTTCCTTTTATTAACATTCCTAAGTTTATTGGTTTTTGGGATTAAAACAAAGATTATGGAAAAAGAAACCCTGAAGAGAGAAATGTTATTAAGTAAATCTCAAATAGAACAAGAGACATCCTTACGAAATTGCACTGAGCATTTGAGGGTGATGTCTGACCTTGCTCCTGAAATCAGAAGATTGAATTCAGTGATTGACTCCACTTATATTTCGATAGAGACATGCAGATTAAGAGCTGAAGACATAAATCTCCAACTTAAAGAATGCCAACTTGAACTTCAGAAATATTATCTTTTATCAGACAACTCTGATTACCCTTTAACACCTCCATCTGTACCTTATCAGGGATCCAGTGAGCGCCACTTTATTATGCCGACTAATTATCAACAGGAGAAAATCTCAGGTTTATGTCCCTACTCATCACTTGTTTATTTTAAAATGTTATCCTTTAATTTGAAATATAACCCAATAATAAATAAGTTTTCAAACATAATAGTGATCCCGCATGAGAATTCTGTCTTGTTTTGGGAGAAAACACCAGTCACCATAACTGGGAATCAATTATTAAATCATGTATCTGAGAGAAGCGTGGGCTTTGAAAGCCGAACTATACTTAAGGGTTTACATAGATTAGAGACCACAGTAAAGGACAATGAGGGTCTATCAATAACAGCCAAAGAGATGATTGGAGATGTCTCTAGGACACTACCAAACAGTCTTGAATACAATTCAATCCTCCAAACAGATTGCTCTGTGGCAGGTGACCAGAAAAGAATATTTCAGCTTTGCATCAAAGGGGCAGATCCAACAAGACCATCCTGCATAGAGAACCAAGGAAAAATGATCTATATATTAGAGAGTAATATAGAAAAAGACAAAATTACACTAGATCGGATAAGACCCATAATGGCCAAGGATATAAAGAAGATTCCTAAGGGTGAGTCTCTTGATAATAATCTTTGCTTCAAAATGACGTATCAAAACGGACTATGTTTAAATAGACGTGATAGTGAGAAGGGTGGAAACAAATACACGTGTGTATATCCCATTTTCTATTTAAGACAATCTGAGTTGAGTGAAGCGGATGAGAAAAGAGATTACCCATGCAGCTATTATCCAGATTCCATAGTCATGCATGAAAAAGGTTCAAAAACTGAAATCAAGAAATACAAGCACCTTTCTTGGATGCTTGGGGTGTTCATTGTAAGAGGTTCAGATGATTCAATAAAGATTACTTTTTCTCCGATCTCCTATCAAGGGGCTATAATCATTGGCATGAAAATAAATAAGCTCTTCTTTATAATAGATCTTATTCTTGACTCGCTCCTGATCAATCCCCTCCGGGCATACGTTGACTTGAAAGAGGTCTCCCCATCAAGAGCTAATGTGGTTAAAATGGACATGGTCACAATATCAGCAATCTTTAATGAATATAAAACTCACTGTTTTCCTGTAGAAATTCTACCGACCCTTATTGATATACCTTGTTCCGACAATTTCCAGATGTTAATTAAGAGAAAAGAGATCAGGCCAATTTACACATGTTTCGCCAAGCAAACTGATAGAAGTATGTTAAGTGTATGTGAGAAGAAAGAAAATGGTCCACTATGGGTTTCTGATTTCATAGAAGTGAGCATTATTAAAGAAGAAACTGGGAGAATAATAAATCTTAGTTTTTGTGATTTGAGTGGTTGCGAGAATACAGGAAAAAATCAGCGAAATAAAGTTTACATACCTCAAAATTCTGTTAGCAGTCAAAAAATGATTTGTGGGCAGGCCACAAAACAACTCAACATAAAAGTGATCTGTACTTTGATTTTATCGAGCATAGATGAAAATCTCGGAATTTACACGAATCACATACATAACTTATACCTAGGATAAAAGGAATCAACCACGAATCAACTCTACTTCGGAAATTGCAAGTATTCACAATACAGTTTCCAGCCATCTTAGAAAGGAGACTACATTTTAGGAAATTTCTTGCTAGGGAAAAGCACATACTAAGCCTTCTGATTGATCACCAAATTAAAATGCCTAATGATTAAATTAAAAAAATGATCTTGAGAGTGAAATCCAATCATTTATATAAGACATAACTAAGAATTCCCTTTCTTGCATGCTTTCCTAGGACATATAAGTTGTTTAACTGATATATCTTATTAAATCAGATTATGGACTCGAAGACTGGCTCTGGATTAGATCTAGATGGTTCGTATTTTCATTTGAATTCTCCTATTACAGATTGGGATATCTCTTTAATTACGTACTTCTCTACGGGGGTGCCGCAAAATTCAGACGGATTTAGAAGAATATTGTCTAATCTTTCATATCAGAGTAGAAATGATCACTTCCATTTATGTGACCTAAGAGTGAAGGGAGATGTAATGAAATTATATTTATCTGATGTCACACATGTTGTGAGATATCCTCAGTCTCTTAGACTAATGGAAATTATCTGTTCCTTTTTTTCAACAAGAGACCCGCTTATACCAGCAAGAGATAAGTTAAAAGGGGATAAGTATTTGAGCCCTAAATTATTCCGTGAGTTACTAGATATTCCTGGACAAAAACAGGATATTGTAAGGAGGCAAACTGAGCTTTTTTTTCAATTGAGCAGGTTCCGGTCATTTATAATCGAACTTGGTAGTTTTGAAAATAGGTGTATTTGGAAGGCCATTAAAAACGAAACGATTAGGCGATTAAGGAAAGAATTCAATTTACTTGATGAAGTCCTACCTGAGAAAACAAGAAGGAGAGCAAGTGTGGTAATTAGAGAAGAGCATGCTAAGTTAAAGACAAGTCAGAAAAAGAGTATAATAAAGTCTTTTCCTCTCAAGGAAGATCAGTTGATCTTATTTATTCTAGAGGAAGGGTTTTTTATAAAAGAAGGACCCAAACTATCAATTATCCCTAAAAGTGCGTTCTTAGGTTTTATTGATTCTATAGAATGCGAACTCAACTTGTATCTTTTTTCCAAAATGAAACCTTATTTCTCAGAAATTGGAAGATTGTCTAGTTTGATCAGGAATGCAGTGATAGAGCATGGTGAACCAATGTTCGAAATTCATAAGAATATAGTTCCTTTTATACAATCCAGCATCTTGAAAAAACTTGAGCAAAGTGATGATCCATTATATAATCAGTTCTCAGAAACTGTCATGAAGAACTTAAAAAAGATTACTTCTAAGACCGGGGATCACACCTCCAATGTGATACCTGAAACAATATCGAGTATCTTCCAAGATATTTCAAATGTGCTTGAAAGAATGGACATAGATGATAGGTGCGACTTGATTGCACTTGAGAAATGCTGCTTACATCCTATATTGGGGGTGAGAGAGGCTATTTTAAAGGTCCGAGAACATATTTCTACTCCTCATGAATTGGACAATAAAGTTATACATAAGGTATTAGCATGTTTTAAGGTGATTATTATTAATGGATATTTGAAAAGGTATCAAATAGGATGGCCACAAATTGATGAAAACTCGATCGTAAACGATGACTTGAAAAGGTTGTATTTAAAATCTATGCCTCTTACCAATCAACATATAAAAACATATTGGTTTGAGATATCACAGATACATTTCAAGAAAACCTTCAATCCAGATGAGTATGATCCTACGTCAGATCTGTTACAAGATAAAGCTATTGCTCCAATTCGAAAAGAATGGCTAAGTTGTTTCTCAGGAAGCGTCCTTGGGGAAAAAAGGGAACAACCTACTAAACCCAAAAGATTGATAGATTACATGTTGCAAGTCCCTGAGATGAAATCTTTGAGTGTTTTAGAATATGTGAAGAATAGGAAACATCTTTTAGATAATTCTAACAATATATCTTATTCAATGAAGGAGAAGGAAAATAAAACCTCTGCTAGACTCTTTGCAAAAATGACTTGTGACTTAAGAGCATGTCAAATTGTTTTAGAAGGGTTGACTGCAAAATTTGTGGCCCCCCTTTTCCCAGAACATGGTAGTGTTTTAACTTTCCTTGATCTAGAAAGAGATTTGAGTACTTTGAGCTCTTTACAAAACTCATATACTCATAAAAGGAAAGAACTGTCATCTGAAGTTACATATCTCACTACTGATTTGGTTAAGTACTGTTTAAGATGGAGATCTCAAGTAACTTCTCTGTTCTTTGAAACACTTGATGAGCTATTTGGTTTTGAAGAGACTTTCAATTGGATGCACCCCTTCCTTATGACGAATCGATTATTTGTTGCTGATCCAGGTTACCCCCCTTTGTTGCATCTTGGTAGAAAGATAGAGACAAGCTTAGATGATGATTTCTTTATTGACGGATCCCTTGGAGGAATAGAGGGGTATCAACAAAAAGAATGGTCAGCTATATCTATAGCATTAATAAAAGCGTCTGCGATTTGGAGCGGAACTATTGCCCCTTCTATTGTTCAAGGAGATAACCAGGTAATCGCCATCACTTCTCTCCACTATCAAGGTCAAACTAGAGAAAAAATAAATCATGAACACTTGGACTCAGTTAAGAGATTTTTGAAGACTTTCACTGAGTTTAACAGTGCAATGGGACATGAATTAAAAGTAGAGGAGACGATAATATCTAGAGAGATCTTTGTATATTCCAAGAAAATATATAGGAAAGGGAGGTCTATGGGAATCCCGGGAAAGAAAGTAATGAAATCCTTTTGTTTTGACCCTGATGCAAAGATGAATTTCCTCTCAAGTGTTGCACTCTATGAGTCATGTATTAGCTCAGGGATTAAAGAAGGCTTGACCCCAGATGTTGAATCATGGAGTGACACTAGACGGCACCTGTTCATTAAAACTCTTGTAGCTCATGCTTCCTTATCGCCCCTAGATAGATTAGAGTCAATTAATTGCCTCCACAACATGGTAAAGATCAATTTCCTTCCTATTTTCTTGCATGTTTTTATGGGGGGGTTTTCTACATTGACGAATGAATCTTTTACTATCCAACGCATTGATGATGTACTGACTTCCAGTATTCAAACACTATTAAGCATATGTGGAGACAAGATAGGTCTCAAGATTGTGATTGAGAGAATGAAAGGTCTCCAAAGCACAACTCCTCTTAAAATACTAATGAATCCTTTAGGTCTTGAATTGGATGATGGTCTGAGAGAAGAACCACCTGCTTTGGATCATGAAATTCGAGATTTGATGTACGAAAGTAAAAATACTTTGGTCACTTGTGCATTAGATTATTGCGGCTCAGAGGAACTGGAAGATTTCGCATCTAAGATTATTGGTAACAACTCGGTGCATGTCTTATTAGCATCAACGATTTTTGATAATTCTCTGCAAGGAAGACTTTTTGGTTTTCTAAATGGGTTGTGCAAGACTAGAACATTGCAGCAAAAAGTTCTCAAAAGGCAAAAATATATGCTGCAGAGAAAACGTATTATTACATTGGAGGCATCTGGCAAGGTTCGAAAATTTGTTGGATTAATAGGGGAAGAAAAATTAAGAGTGAATGATTCAGGTTCAATTAATCTCTTATATTATGAAGTACATGGGTACCAAACATGTTCCCTTGAAATTGCAGAAAAATTGAGAAGCATGAGAGGAAAGATGTGTAAGGGGAAAGAAAATTTAGTTTTCAGGTTCCATTCTTCTCCTAGCATAAGAGAGATGATATCAATTCAAACTGTGCCACCATCTGTATCCCAACCTCATCTGGTAGTTACTCTAAGCCCCGGGAGTGGAGGTTCACCTTATCTTGGAAGTTCTACAGAAGAAAGAACGAACCATAATGACTGGGATCAAGATACTTTAACTCCCCCAGGCAAGACAGCGATTCAGTTAGCCACTCTGAGCAAGTGGATCACCGGAGACACTAAAATAGTAGAGTCTGTGGTGAGGAACTTACTACAAGTTGGGGAGGAGGAAATGTCAATGGAAGATTTGCCTGAACAGGTTCTTTCTAGAAATTTTGATCACAGATTGAATTCTACTAGGGCTGAAACTACGTATATGGTGCCATATAAAGATAAAATGAATTATAAGATGTCGTTTTCAACCAATTTCTTCAAAATTACTAGTGACATGATCTTACACGGTGATAATAATAAAATACTGGATTCAGATGATACTAATGTAATATACCAAAATTGTATCATACACTGTTTATCATCTACACTGAGCACCTTAGATAAATCCATAGAAGTTGTAAAAGACATAGTTGATAATGAACCCACTCAAAGTCAATGTACCAAGGAGGTTAATGATGTAGGATATATTGTAGAAAATTTGGAAGAGGAATCTATTAAAAGATCTAATAACGCACTCCAATTTGACACCCATCAAACAACAGATTTGATTCCAGTAGAGGGACATTCCTTGCCAGTATCTTTCAAAGGAAATATAGACCAAAGGAAAAGGATTATAGCATATGGAGTTTTGAAAAGAAATTGCTGTATTCGTCTGTCAGATTTTATGCAAGTTCCTTTTGATCCGTGCTGTGAAAGTCAGATGAGAATTTCTTGTAACTACAAACCTTTTGCTACAACTATCATTCCGAGATTGAGAGCTAAGAGGATGAATGTAGAGGATTTAGGTCTCTATTATGAAGAGAAACTTGGGTATCTTATGGGTTATTATTTGGGGAGAATTTTGATCAGATCTTCATCGAAAGTTAGAGGTCTGAGTGAAGAAAATTTTCTAGAAGTTTCTTCAAGTGGGTCTAATAAAAACTATTCATCAGAAATATCTTTGTGTAATTTTGATGCATTTATCATCGGACTGGTGTGGGGATTACTTTATACGATTATGTCTTATCTTAATCCTGAATATGTGTCTAATCCCCGTGAAGTTGAACCTCATGTCACTCAAATGATGGTTTCAATAACTCATCGAGGCCTAGATACACTTAAAAATACTTTATCGGATAAGAGGGTCCAGGAGTGTCGATCAAGATCTAAAATACGTTGGTCCTACTATGGAGTATCTACAGAAAACCAATCCATCTTGGAAGATTTGCAATATTTAGTGACTCGGACATATAGGAATCTTCCTGATATATTAAGAGGGCACTCTAATCCTCCTTTGATTTTGGATAATAGGAAAAGAGGAGTGTTAGATGATGAAGTACATGACTCAAACCTTAACCCTTACATTTCTACTTTGGATCAGGTATTCAAAAAGTTATTCCAAAATAGGAGTAATCCGGATATCAATATCCCTGTTGTTTATTTGGATGCAAAAATCCCAATTTTATGTAGGGAAATTGTTATCAAGATAAGGAATTCTTCGATGGGCAATTTGAGTCAGGAACAGATTCAGGATGAGAGAGAAAATTCCCTTCCTGATAAAATCCGGATATCCTTGGGTCTCCATAGTGTTAAGTTGAGGAAAGAAGATACTATTGGTCTTGAGGTTAAAACATCTAAACACACTTGTTGGGATGGAGAATACAGTAATCCGATCACGGGAATTTTTGTTGAACCTGTTCTTCTACTACAAGTCAGGACTAATGAAAATAGTAAACTGATTCACCTTTGCACTAGAACACATGGTTTGAATTCAACTACCGGTTTTAAATGTGTGTCTCTAATAAGAAATGCATTTGATATTATTCCGGAAGGACCCATTCTGATGATGGGGGAGGGCTCCGGGAACTTCTGTGCATTGACTCTCAGAATGCATGAATTTTTAAGAGGAGAGGAAAACTATGAGATGTACGTGCAGTCGATGCATGGAGATTATGATGGATATACGAAAGAATTATGGATACCGTCAGAGTTAGAGAATGCTGGTTTTGATGTCATACCATTATTTCCAGACAAAGGAATTTACGATGTGCAAAAAAAGAAAGGGGTGTTCTCACTTCAACCTTTTCCTATGACAAATGGTGATATTTTAGATCCTTCTTACCTGAGCAGGTTGGAACCTTTAATCCGATCATGTGTACTGATTACTTGTGATGCAGAGTTTGAATCTGGGACTAATCCACGTCTTATATATAGGATGATTAATTATGTTCTTGAAAGAAGCCCTTGTTGCTTTATAATTAAATGCTTGATGAGGTCGAAGATGACTTATTTAATAGATGAGATCATCGCTTCGAATTGGTACAGGGAGATCAAGATCTTGGCTTATGTGCCTTATAATCAAGGTTATAATGATTTGGAAGTTTACTTGATATTCAGACTTGAAGTTGAGCCGACTCCCCTCATAGACATTAATTTAATAAGTAGCATCCGACGTTCTCTTTCAATTCTGGAGTGGGTTAAAGAAACCCAATCAGAAAGATATTTGATTGCGAAATTGGGAATACCTTCTAATTTTGATAAAATACAGCTTCTATTAAGAATATGTCCCAAGATAACTGGGAAGGAGAAAACCGGAAGGGAGATCTTGGACTTAATAGAGGAATCCATAATAAACCGTGTAAAACTTACTAGACGCACTATGAACAGGAAATTTTCCGATCTATCTTGGACTCAAGATCCAGTTTCAATATTCCAAAATGAGGTTGATTACATTTTATCTCAAATTATTTTGATCCAGATCTTGGAGAATTATGGAAAGTCAGGATACCTTCCTGAAGACACTATTAATCAGGTGTTTTCTTTTATTTTAAAGGATACGAGTCTAACAATAATACCTGAAATAGGAGAAAAGAAAATTTATTCCTTTAAACAGATGGATATTAAAGAAACCAAAGTTGAAACTAAAGAGATACCAAGACCATTGGCTAAAAATGTTCTAAAGTTAGTCGGACACATAATTTTGCTGCTTAGTGGATCTTGTCAAGTAGGTCTTGAATAATGATCTTAAGGTTGTAGTTTTTACTTAATTAAGTTTTATACCTGATCCTCTCCTCTGAAATCTCTTCACAATTTATGTATATTCTTTATATGATATATTATCGAGAAATATAAATTAAAAAATTTGAAAACCAGTTTGATATAAGGGTGTATGGTCTATCTGAGGATGATGTCCAGACCACCCAGACCCACGACCCCCTCTTGAAGAAAAAGAGAAAAAATTAAAAAAATGAAACAAAAAGCGATTGATAATTA